AGAAGCAGAAGTAGCATCAGCAGCATAAGCAGAAGCAGAAGTTCGCTCGCCAGTCTCTAAGTATCTCCGCGCCGCCTCTATTGCTTCGTGAGGCCGCTTGTCCTCTGGATATTTAGCCTCAAAGATATGGAGTACTTGTTCCGCAGCAAAGATCGCATATCGGACCCGATCTAATTTGTCCATGCATCTAACAATGAGCCAGTTTGCCCACTGAGTATGATTATCATTGGTCAGCGCATAGCAAAGATTCCCCAGATCAGTTTCGCCCTGAGCTAAAAACCAATCTACGCCACCTTGACAAGCACCAAGCTCTTTCAATTTCTCAATAGTGATTTTCATCGAATCGCCCTTTTCAATTTCTTCATCCTTCTTCCTTAAGTATCTTATCGTCTGAGTTTGGCTCTTAACGCTGAAATTATCAGCTTGACCGTTGACACTTTCATACCTCCACCCTCTTGCCATTAACCATTACTTCTGAATACACCCCTTTATCTCCTCTATGGTCCTCTTTGAGAATTTAAGAGCCCTGTTCTCCTCCCCCCCGACCATAGGGAGGGGATCGGGATGCATAATATTTCTACCGTTGTTATCGTGCGTTGCTCCGAGTAAATGAGCTAACTCATGTTTGATAACTACGATAGAATGCCGCCTTCGATCCTCCCCCTTGTCGTTCCTCTCTTCTACTGCTGCGTATGCCGTCGGACGCCTGTCTCGTTTGTAACACTGACTAGATGCGTATCCCGCTAAAAACCACCCCGATGCATTCGTGATCGGAGGGACTAAAAAAAGAATCGGATCTGCAATATCAAATACTCCGAGACTCCGATAGCAAAAAAGTCGATCTAGTCGCTCTTGTGTCGTTAGTCCGTCGCCCCGAGAGTCGCAATATTCGCCCATCTCTACCCACGATTTTATAATAACCTTGACTCCTACCTCTTTCCTAATCGATCTAACTGCTCTATTAACTGCCTGCTCTGCTAGCTCTGTCCCGTAATGTTCATTCTCTACTCTTACTACATTGAGTAGTACGGGTTTTGCTTCCGCTACCCTCGATAATATCAATAGCGCCAAAACTGCTAATGTCGACATCGATGTATGACCCATCCAAATAACTCCTCATCCGGTAAAAATAATCCTTTACGCACTACCCACGTCTGCCCGTGAGTATCTAAAAACAGGGAGCCTTCCTCGCAGTCTTTGGCATTTTGCTTGTCTGGTATGCACTTCTCTTGGCTACCAGTTACACTAGTACGTAATATCACTATCTCCCCGCACCCCTTGCACCTAACTTGCTTTTGTTTTCGCTGCATCTCGTTTCTCTGACTCTGTATAAACCCTACTAAATGTTATCCTGTCCGCTGGTCCCAGTGTTCGAATGTTCCCGTACTCCTGCCAGATTTCCAGATTCCACGTTGTCGCCGCTTCGATTAGTACATTCATCTCTCTCCATCTTTTTTTTATTTCTGCGATAAATGTATCTTGAGCTTGCATGTTGATACCGTCGTCTTTTTCCACCCGTTAAAATCTCCTTTAAACAATAATCTTGAATCATCTTTTTTAATGTCTCCGTGTCATCGACGACTACGCTAAGACAATCCTCTAGCCCTTCCCCCCCGTTCTCAAATAAGAACCGCCTTGCATCTTTCCAGACCTTCACTGTGCTCTCTTTTTTTGAGTCCTTACTTAATCCACCGCTATACGTCTTGTTCTCCTCGGGTCGAATAAAGTCGTATATCGCCCGTATGATCACCGCCGCCCATAAGTGCGCCTCTGGTATCTCCTTTGTCTCTGTTGTTTGCATCTGGATGACTCGCAATACATCGTTGAAATTTTGCATCTAAATACTCCCTCGTTAGGTCAGTAGTCGTATCTCGTCTCTGTAATATGATTGTCGTAGACGCTGGGATCTCAAAACATGTCTGCGTTTTATCACCTTTCTTGTACGCCTGCGCCTCACAGTTAGAGTCGTCGTCTATTAATCCAACGTCTACTAACCAGTCACATATCGGCTTTGTATAGTTGTGCGAATCATGACGTCGCCCCGATGTTGACAGTAATATAGTTAGATGCGTCGCTTCTGACCCAAAACTGGGTAGCGGTTCCCCCATCTTTACTAGTTCGGTAACATAGATGTTTTTCGTAGCTGCTAGTCTTAATTGATGCTTCGGATTCTTAATCAACATTGCGCGATTCCGACCTCTGCTACGAATGAGCTTGCTGTTAGACGTGCTCGGAAACATTGCCAGATCTCCGCCAATATCTAACCACACCCCTCGTAGTCCCTTCTCGTCTTCGAATTTCTTTATCGCAATAAAAGAATTCTTAGTGAGCCTGTCGTATGTCGTTCTATGATCACTTGATAGCTTGATATACTCCGAACGATTCTGTAACACCTGCCCTGCGGTTTTTGGGTCGTCTACCTTATTAACCTTCATTCTCGCATCTTGATGAAAATCTAGTATCTCCTGAACCACCTTATCGATACTTTTAAACTCTCCTGCTAAGTCATCCCGCCGAATTTGATACTGTTTAAGTTTTTCCTGAAGTGCCGTCCGTCCCATTTTTAACTTAAGCGCTGACGCTGACACGTTCCCATTAGTCAATATCAGGGCGTCTATAATAGTCGCTATCTCTATCTCTCTTAGCTTCTGCCCAATGCCTAGCATTTTTCATCCTCCTTCGGAGTCTGTACGACAATTAGCTTATTAAAATACTCCTCCCCGTGTAGCGTCTCTTTTTTCTCCCTAAAAGCAGGCTCAAAAAAGATCCGTATAGGGCGCCCGAGATCCAAGCTGGGATCGATCTCTTTTAGTAACTCCGTTAGTCTCTTCTCTGTTTTCATAATGCTCCTTACTGCCTCGTCGTTCATGCTGCTAGCCTCTTGAGCCCTTTACACTCTCGCGTCGCAAAGAACCCCCTAAATTTCGGTTCGACATACATCAAGAAACGAGCATATAGGGCCGTCCAGTCGTTATTGATTTTAAATTCGCTGCCAGGGTGTTTCATTTCCATGTCCCAACGAACCCGCTCCATTATCGTCTTTGCAGAATATCGAAGTCGTCCTGCATTCCATGCTTGTTCAGCAAACATTTTAAAGAATACGAATACTTCTGGGTTGCACTTGTGATACTCCTTGAACGCTTCCAATGTGCATGGATCAATCCCCTGTGTGTACTCACTTGCCATCAATGAGCCTCCCTTTTTATCCAGTCCGCGAGCTCTGTTTTTGTTACCACCTTCTCTGATATGACTTTCATTTGCTCGTTTACTAACTTATTCGCTGCATTGAGATTATTTAACGTAGATACTACTTGGTGATTGACTCCGACGACGTCAGATCGCAATTTTTCTATCTTCGTATCCCAGTAGTCAGCATCATGTGACGCCATTTTGCCGACCCATACCGCCGCCCCCAAAGCCAAAAGTGAGGCAAACATCGACGCCATGCACAATCCAATCAAAAATAATTCCATGTTAAAACGCCTCCTCTATGCTTGTTTGTCTAGTTTTCCTTACACCTGAGTACAGGATCGGCCTCGGCCTCACGAGACGAGTCACCCCTAACGCGTCTATCTCAGTTACCCACACCGCGGGATTCGCTATTAGCCAGACCTGGCCAGAGTCGTCGACCGCCGAGTATCTGCGCTCCCGCTCATCCTCGATGTGCCTAGTTAAGCTAGCCTCCGATCCCGATGATCGCCTCTCTAAGTCCGCTAATGACGGAGCTTTCGAGATCGGCTTGTGTGTCTGTACCACGACTTCGAGATTGATTGATTTTGCTGTTTTGCTGGAATAATTCATCTGCTTTTTTGCCTCGCTAATCGCTCATCCTGAGTTGTTTCATCGACCAATTGGGATCCTTGGAAACCAAGCAACCACGTTACAACTGCGATATGGTCGAGTGTCTTGCCGTTTGCGAGGTATGTACGTAGTCTCGCCTCGCACGCTAAAAAGGCTTTTCTCCATTTTGGGGGCGGGATTCCGCGCTGTTTCCAATCTCGAATAACGCTAGCTAGTTCGTGCTTGGATATTGAAATTAGCGGGTAGTCGCGCATCGGTTGACGACCTGCGAGCATGAAGGGATTGCGTCGGGTCCACTCCTGAGCCCCAGGTGTTTCTAACTTGCGGTCTGCTAACGCTAGATCCTCGTCCTGCTCTCCCCCCTCAGACTCCCCCCTATCTTCAGTGATGTTATGATCATCAGTGATAGATCGATCTATATATTCAGTTACAGTATCAGTATCAGTTACAGGGTCACGCGTCTGTCCCGCGTCTGTCCCACGGGACAACCGCGTGACACCTTGCGGACGACCGCGGGACAATTTTTTTCTTTCTGTCTCTCTTATTCTCCTAAGTCCTAGTTTTTGTTGATCTTCGATTACCCTTGTATTTGAGTATCCGTTTAGTCTCTCTATTATTAAACCATATTTTAAACAGTACTCGATCCACTCGTCCGCCTGTACCTCCTCAATGCCGATCCTTTTTGCACATGCATAAATTGTGTCCCGTGGGACAACCGCGTGACTACCACGGGACATTTTGCAGTAACACCTAATCAGCCATAGGCTAGCCAACGGACCGAACCGATATTCAAGAGCTTCGATTTTTGGATTGTCAAAGAAATCTACGTCGAGAAGTACGTGAGATAATTGCGCTAGCGGTATTGCTGCGTTCTGCGCTGTTTGGTATTGTTCCTGCGCTACCATTATCTTTATTCTCACTAAAGATTCCGGTAGCGGTTGGCCGATTCTCTCTCGGCCATTTTTTTAGTTATCGTTCAAATGCGTAGATAATTCTAGTTCTAGGTCAAATTGAACGGGATAACTAACGCGACCGCTACCGATCACGCCCGAACATTATCAAAATTAGATCGTTCTGTGAAGATATTTTCTTTGCCCAAAAAAAATAATTTCAAAACTTCAACTTCAAACCCGCGTTCTCTTTCATTTTAAATCGCCGTTTGTCGTAGTGTTCGACCATCGAGATCGAGGAGTGTCGACTGAATTCCTGAACCTCCCTGTAACTGGTCCCGTTACCGAGCAATATTGTGATCGCAGTAGCTCGGGCCGAGTGAGGCGTGATGTGTTTGAGTCCGAACTTTTTGGCGTATCGTAGGAACGTGCGGTAGATGGTAGAGCTACTCAATCCAAGCAACGTCGACTTATCTGTGTTTCCGAGCTTGCGCCTCAATCGTGCTGCACGCTGAACACGGCGGAACGCCCAGCGCGGGAGAGGTTGCACCTCGTCCCTCCCTGACTTTGTGCGTCTCAAAACGACGAATCCGACGCCGTCAATATCCTTGCCTATGTCACCTAATAATAATCGCGCCACCTCCTCCCTGCGCAATCCTCCACCGAAAAACAGAGCGAACATAGCACGCTCTATAATGCCCTCTCTCGTGTTGCGGTCCGGAGCATTGAGTAGTTTCTTTACACTCAATGATTGTAGTATTTCCGTGTCGCGCTTCTTGTAGTCGTCAAGCGCAGGGAGTTTTAATTGAGGGTCAGCCAAGGGATTCACAGTTACGTATCCACCTCTAAGTAACCAATCATAGATCGATTTTAGCGCGAAACATTTCTGTCTGATCGTGGAGTTGCTCAGATTCCGACTACCGCCCAATCTCGGCTCTATACCGTTACTGTGCCGGAGTGTCTGTAAGTACTTTAGCACGTCCGGCGTTGTTGCCTTAGCTATACGCTCATAGTCTAACCCGGCCCAGTTAGAAAGACTCCCGCTGAACGTCTTTAGGGTTTGTTTGTATGACTTTTGCGTAGCTGGTGCGAGGTGCGATAAGAAAAGATCGATTGATTCCTTAATCGCATCATCTCTGTTTTTTTTGAAAAGAAACAATCCCATAACAAGCGGACCGTTAAAGAGTATCATAATGAATCGGATGATCTAGAAAAAAGTTTCCGATCATCCGATTCTGTAATAATACTACTTACTTATGAGCTTTCACGCTCTTGGGAGAATCGTATAAATACGTGTAATCTGTCCCATCAGGGTAAAAGTGGTCTCTCGCAAGTAGAGACACGTATAAGATACCCAGCAAGATTAGACTATCGTGTAGCCACGATGCCCCCCTCCAGATCCAATAGCTAATGTTTTCCCACATAATGCCCCCTTAGTTTTTTGCACCACCTCGTGGATCTATTCCACGAGTGTCTCTTACTGAGTCTATGCCGTTCGCGCCGAGTCTAAAATCAGCGCCAGTAATAAACTCGATTCGCGTGTCCCCGCTTTGATACGTCTTCACTCCGGTCAGCAAAGGTACCGCGCATCCACTAACGATTGTGGACGCCAATATAATTAGCGCCCACGAGATAACACCTCCAATTAACCCTACTCTCATATATCCCCTTATTTTATTAGTTAAACCGCCCCGAGAACTACCCCCGTCGGGGCCAGCGGGTTACTTAATGCCGAGTAACTTCACTACTTCATCGTATCTTTTTAGAGCCTTCGCTCGTTCTCGACTCGGAGCTTTAGCCTCCTCCTCCTTCCTTCCTTTGAACATTTTGAGAATTAAAGCTTTAGCGATAAGTCGAGAATTTGTATTATGGTCCATCTTATTCATTTTCTCCTTTCCCTCTTTTTGTTTCCGTGTATTTGCAATAGTGACATCGGTATCCTCCCTCGATTTCGTGCATTTTTGTTGCCCCTCCTGGGTTTCTTAAATAGCATTGGGGACACACTGGCATTTTTGTCCTATGTTCTTTTCGTTCTTCCTTTAGCGCTCTGTAGTATTCGCGGAGATCCTTTCCCATCTTATTCCTCCTTATAAATTGAGGGTATTTCGCTCCATGCAAGTGGTGGCTCGATTAGCGCTCCGATCTCGTCGCACCACGAACACCTCCGCAATAATCCCGCTTTCTCTTCGCGGTAAAACCCCTTGGAAACAAACAGATCGTTTACCCCTTCAACTAGTATTAAAACATCCACTCCCCCGGGGGGTGTCTCGTGTTTAGCGAGTACCCACCTCTCATGGAGTCGCGCGATTAATGCCTCTCGTTCATGCTGCAACATTATTGCTCGCCTCCGGCGTATTCTTCAGAGATTCAATCGCTGCAATCACCGAGTCTGCTGTAGTGAGTTCCGCTTGGGAGTCTTCTAGCGCTTGTAATATCCTCATCCCCGCTTCTATTTGCTCTAGCGGTAAGCTCTGTACCGCGATCCACGACTTTGTACACCACAAGGTCTGTAGAACGACTTGCTTGATCTGTTTCGTGTCCTTATCTTGACCAGGCCAGAGTAAGGTAATAGATCCTTCCACTTCTTCTAGCGCTATCGCTACGCGCTTTGCTCTCATGTCACGTTGAGAATCCCCATCTGTTCCTGGGAACATCTCGACGCTCGACCGCGTCGCATCGTATGTAACGTGTACGCCGCCAATATTTAAGTGATCAAAAACGGACTTAAAGGGTTTAAATGTCTGTTCCCAGTCCCCCTTCTTATATTCAGAGCGGGGCTTCTCAAATGTAAACGCCTTCCCATTAATGCAGTCTGTTCGGTCTTTGAGCACGTGGACACGATGCAGCCAGCCGGACCCTACGTCTGCACCTTTTTGTATGCGCTCCATTTCTAGTAATAACGAGGGCTCATAGCCAAACTCACCCTCGGCTTTCATCTTTGTTCCTGTTTTTTGTAACTCCTTCTTTCCTGTTTCTTCGTTCGTCTCAAACTCGTAGGTACCCCCTGCCCTACCACATACGATGATGTGCAATCGTGAATTCAGAAATGCCGACGTCCATATTGCCCACTGCCGTTTTACGTCTGCCCAGTGCTGGAATTCCAGTTTGTCCAGCGGGTAGAATTTCCGGTTTTCCCTCTCCGCTTTTGTTTTGCGTCCGTTATTGATCGCTTTTAATTTCGAATCACAAACATTATTCCAAACATGCGTAATTGAGTCGACGATAAGACACGAGCATTGCTCCTCAGCCTCTTTTGCTACTGAGATTAGATCGGCGAGTGAGTGACTCTTCACTCTGAGTAGTTCGATCCCCTCTTGCTCGTAACGTCCGACCAAAAAATCTGATCCCGCTTCAGTCTCAAAAAAAGCTACAGGTCGACTCTTCCCGATCTTATGCGCTATCGCCATTGCTAGATGAGACGACGTCGTTGTTTTCCCGCTTCCTGCGTTGCCGAATATCCCAGCTTTGAGATAGGCTTGCTCATTTACGGCTTTCTTTAATAGTCCCATATTGTTTTCTCCATCATTAAGTAATATACCTTGTATAAGGTATCTGCTATATTTATATTATGATGTCGGATAGGTCAACTAGTTTCTATAATGTATTTTATATATGGCGCAAAAAAAAGAATCTTTAGAGTATGGCCCCATGAGGTTTTTAAAAAAACTTAGGCAAGATAGGGGGTTAACGTGTTATGGAATGGCTAAAAAGCTTGGACTACTCGTAAATACATATGTAAATTATGAGGAATCCGGGCGTAGGGTTGACTTAGTAAAGCTCTCAGATATGCGGAAGTCGCTAGAATTGACTTGGGACGAGATAGGGTCGCTAATAGACAGGGAAGTCCTAAAGATAAAAAAAGAAAGAAAAATAGATGTTGATTAGCGTTTTAGAACGGCGTTAAATATAACTATGAAAGAATTAATCGGCTTCTTGGTAGCGGTCATCGTCCTAATAGTCTTAGTCGCTTTGTATTTTTTACCTGGTATGATTGCGTATCGACGTAATCATATTAACGCTACGCCAATAGCTTTATTGAATGTATTTCTGGGATGGACTTTTTTTGGTTGGGTGATTGCTTTGATCTGGGCAAATACGGATCGGCGTGTGAACTAACTAGCCTCTCCCCTCGCCTGCCGAAACTCCCTCGTAAGCTCTCGATCTCTCGGTAATGGTTTATCGGCGAATCTAGCTAGGACTTTTTTGATAAATTCATTTTCATCCTGAACTACTATTAGATTCGACTTGTCATGTCCTGTTGCATCGAGGAGTAGTCTCCTGGATCTAAAATACCTGGTCGCTAACTCCTTTCTGATTGCTTCTTGCAAGTTCTCGCGCTGGTGTTTTTCAACTCGCCGGATGTTCTCTTTCCATAAATTCCAGGCATCTTGATTCTTGAATTCGAATAATAATTTTGTTGGATGGAATTCTACGAACGTATCTTTAATCTTGAAGTCAACACGCCTACTACCCAACTGAATCTGAAAGTTGACACCTGGCGTGGTTTCAAAAAATGAACAATATTTTTCGAGAAGCGCGCAACATGCATACTCAGACCGAGAATCAAATTTGATGATGTTATCCTTGAAACGCCTAGCGGTATCTGCAAATGATGTGTCTAAAGTTGAGAGGGGATTGCTGAGTTGAATCACTCCGCGAGTATTTCCATAATTACGTCGTCCTCTAATATACTTCCGTCACTTAGGTATGTGGTAAATGTGATCTTATATTTATCTCCATGTTGCCCTGCTTGTACCCTTAGACTTGCCTGAGCTCCCGAGACTACCCCCGTTGCTGATACTAGTACGGTCGGAGCTGAAGCATTCCGCGTAAGATCAAACGCCGCCCCTGTCGCACTAACTAAGCTTGTCCCTATCGGGATCTCATTCGTGTAGTCAATCGCAATGGGATACTTCTCGCTCGGCTGTTTGCTGAAAATCTTTTCTATGCTCATGTTACCTTTGAAAAATAAAAACCCGTGTTTTCGAAGGGAAAACGTACTTTCTCTCTGTAGTTTGCTCTCGAAACTTGCGCGTCGTAGGAATGAACGAATAAGCCCTAGGTAGTGCGTTAAAGCTCGTGATACGTCTGGATGTTGACATTGCAAACTCTCTCTGCGTTGTAAAAAAAACTAAGAGCGCCCTCGTGATCTCTTGCGTTGTCTCGCGCTCATGCCAGTAGTTTTCTCTAAAATATCTAGGCTCCCAGTAGCGCGATCCCCAATATCCTGCCAGCATTACGTCGAGGGGTTAAGAGTAATCGCTGTTCTCTCGTCGCTATCGTTGACCGTGGCCGTTATGCGTGAGGCGTTGCCGTTAGGCGTTTTAAAAGTTAGTCCGCTGTTGGTTGTAACGCCCGAGACTGCTGCTAGGATAATACTTAGAGCTTGTTGTACTGTGTATGCGCCCTCTGCCTCTACTACTCCGGCTAGCACGGTTGCTGCTGTAGCCCTGGATGCTATCGACGCGTCGAGGTTATCAATGTACCCTCCCACTTTTAACTCACCCTGCCATGGCGCATTAGCTACCGAAGCAGTCACGGTTGAAGCGTACAAGAGGTACGTGTCGTCAGATAGCCCCGAGGTATTAAAGTCATAGTAGTATTTACCAGGATGATTAGTTGCGTCGAGTGCCGTCATCGACAAGGTAGTGTATCCAGACTGGAACGACGTACCATTCCAATGGTACCCATCTGAATCTCTGCGTATTGAGAGGGCTACCGTAGCGCCGGTTACTCCCGTCCCGCTTACGTTTAAAGCAGTAATCCGAATTCTCTCTATTGCGTTCTGCTGAATTCTAATTGATTCCATTTTGATTTCGTAGGTCAATAGACGCGCTGATTCCCTTTTCTGCGTCGAGCACTATTATCGGTACTAATTTAACTGAGTACTTCTGTAATAGTCTTTTCAGCTCGGCTTGAAACGTCTCTTCCTGTTTTTGCTTCTTTTGTTTTTTGTTTTTCATTTTTATCCCCATATTCCTATTGCCTGCCCGTCATCTACTACTGAATTCAACATTTTAACTGCATCTTCGCAAAAAAGTCGATGATTTTCGTATGCTGTTCGTAGAGCATTTAGATCCGCTACTGTCGCGTATACTGTGCCTGCTTGTGCATTATCAATGCCCGTATATGCTGCCGATTCGACATCTGCTGTATATGCCCCTAATGTTTTATCAGCTGTTGAGTATGTTTGTGTATATGCGGAGGGTCTAACTACTGGTGCCGCACCCCAAAGTCCGATCTTCTGAGTCGTAGCCGTGCCAACTTTGTTCCCCGTGGTGCTACCACAAATTATATTTTGTCCATCCGTAATTGTTATCTGTCTACATGCAATATTCCCGCACGTTATCGCTCCGGTTCCCATGTTCAGCGGAGGGTTTGAGGACGCAGCTCGAAGTCCTACTGTAACTAATCCTGCTAGTATATCGGTGCTGCCCGTTATTTGTGTCGTAGGAGTTGCATTCCAAAACGCAAACTTCTGATTCGTAGCGTTCCCTATCTTGTTTCCAGTGGACGTATCAAATGTTATATTCGCGGCTTTCCCGATTGCAATAGTTGCTGCATCTCTGCCGATTGTAATTGTACCTGTGCCTCCAATCGCGATCTCTGTTGCCCCATCTGTATTATTTATAAACTGCAAAGACCCTGATGCGTTCCGAATTGTAAAATCGTCACCCGCTGACGACTCTAGTACTATCCCCGCCGTCGTCGCGTGTGTGACTGTTATTCCACCGCGGAACGTAGCAAGTACTCCTGTTGAGCACTCGAATCCACCTGTCCCAATATAAAATTTAGATACTGGCTCGACGCCCCAATCTCCGCCGTCATCGAACATTATCCCACTCGATCCGAGCGTGAACGCATCGAGTGTGATAGCGCTGAACGTGGGGGAGGAGGTTGTCGTGATATCTTGGATAGTGTTGAGAGATCCTGATGTGTAATTTAACGAACTCCCTACGCTAACTATTCCGACCTTTTCCGCTGAGTCGATCTGTAGTAAGGACGGTCCAGTTAATGAGGAAAGCGTAGGGGCTGGGTTGATTGTGATTGCTCCAGTAAGATCGTTTAGAGTAATCGCGGTCGTGCCTGTTGCTAAATTTATGTATTTATCTTCTCCGCATGTTAACGATACGTTACCGTTTCCACTTATGATGAATGTGTCCGTACTACTAAAATACCTCATCGAGGGTGGGGAGCTCGGTCCGTTGAAATAGATCCACTTATTCGGAGCTATGCTAAGTCCTTCCGCAAACGCTATAGACGCGGTAGTGGTTCCGCTTCCATCAAGTGGAATATAGGAACCACTGACACCGCGAGAACTGAATAACTCCATTATTTACTATCTTTAGTTAGAACGAGGATAAGGCCGCCTATGCTAACCCCTGCTGTAATAATGGCTGCCTGGAGGTCTGGCTGTAATGTTACTCCTAACGCGGCTAGTATACTAAGCGCGCCTAGCCATGTGCTTCTTTCTATTAATCGATCCACTATCCACTTCATTTTATCATCTCCATTAATTTTCTAATTAGGTTAATAACTTCACTATCAATGCTAAAACTCCTGCGCCGAGGCTCCATAAACCCGTCGTCTGAGATTCCTTGTTGTTCTCTCCACCAGAGGAATACGTAACAACCACGCTTTGATTCTCGTTTGAGGAAACTACGCACTTCGGAAAAGTGTATTCCGCTCTTATCTGCCCGTCCTTCGTCATCGTGATCGATGTCGGTTCCGTCGAGACTTGAAATACAGGGCGCCCGCTTTGGATACTCGGGGCGCACCCCGTGAAGCTCCAGGACATCAGCATAATACTTGCCCCCGTTGTGATTAACTGGATTACGTACCACCTGGATCTCATCCGGCAATTGCTCCCTAAAATGTTTAGTTATTATTCGCGCTGCTTTGTGCGAAAAGTTATCTTCTAGCCCCGTTGATACGAGAACCTCCCCGAGCCCCAGAATTGGCGCTACTGAATTGATGATGTCTTCTATAAGTCTGCTATATCTGTTTAGTGTTTCCTCTTCGTGCTGCTCAATTCTGTGATTAAGTTCCGCCACGCTCACGCTCGCTAGGTATTCATACTTAGCAAGCCTCCTATTACGTCGCCCCGCCTCGTTCGTAGCGTGGATCTCAATTATTGGGTTTCTATTCCTATATTTTCGTAGGAAAGTCTTTAGGCATATTGGCCGTTTAGCATTGAACGACTTCCACAGAATCGAGATAGCGGGGCGTTGAATTCCGCGATAAACGCGGAAGGCTTTAGATATTTCTCTCTTCGTATATCCCTCACACGCTAGGTAGTTTACCCCTACCTGGGCCGATGCGGAGCTTACCCAGAATAATAGAGCTATACCTAACCTTATGATGGGTAGGTGTCCTTTAGATCAAATAGGCTCACGACTCGATCCCCCTTGCCTTAACCTGCGTATACCAAAGGCTTTTAGTAGCCGCCACCTTTGCCGCTTTCCAGTCCCCCATTTTGATCAATGCTATCGTGTGTTCAAACTTCCTAAAACGAGTCTCACCGAGGTTGAACAACATATTGATAATCGCTTGTTGTCGCAGTGGATGAATCGTTTGAAAATACTCTTCGGTAAAAATATTACAGGCTGCGCTAATTGCAGTATCTATATCCTCGTCTAGCATCTGCCTTGATGTTGCTGTACTAATTCCGTTATCCTCGATATTCCTTCCTACTCCAATTGTCCACTTTCCCGCAGGGCATCTATATGGTTTTAACTTTTCGCCCTCGTCCGATATAAGTTTGTGCCTCATGGCGTCTCGCCACTTTTCAGTCGGTTTCATGCATACCCTTGTAATTAGTTTTTTTTTGCTTCCTGCGCGTGTGAGTCTGTAATTGATATTGAGTTGGGTCTTAATTCTAGCTGCTTGCTGTTCTGCCCTAATACGATTACCACAATGGTCAAACAGAGTAGTCCTACTGCTACTATGTAAGTCCAGTCCCTACGCTTTGTATGTCCTGCGGCTTGGTCCGTCAGCTTAGTTTCTATCTTCTCTAGACTATCTAACTTCGATAAATGCGCAGTATGGTCTGATATCCTGTTTAAGGTGCCGTGCATCATGTCGATTTTAATCATTGCAGTCTTCATGTCGCCCTTAAAATGCGCCCAGTCAATTAGATATCCATCCAATTTTTTTTCGATCTGGTTCTCTTTATCCTCCGCCATTATGCTACCTCTGCCATGATAACGCCGGAGAAGGCGCGCCCTGCGCCTAGTCCCCACGATGTAAAATCTTGCTTGTATATTCTAATCGCGGTCGTGCTCCCATACGCGCCAAAACCACCGCCCCGCGTATTAGTGTCTACCGTCTGGCCGTGGAATTCGCACGAGTACGTTCCTGCATTAGTGATAGGGAGAGGTACTGATATATAATTCTCTGCGCTACCTCCAGTCGTTCCGCTAACATCTACTAGCGCGATAAACAG